TGCCCATTCTGGTGCAGCAGCACTGGAATCCATTTGTATAACTTGTCGTGCAGTTCCTTTAGCTAACCTTGCTGGTGTATTATTTGAGGACGCATATAATGTATCACCGGCTGTGGTTAAAACCATTTCCATAGTCTTGCTTGCTGGAAAAGTACAAAAGACATCTTTTGTTCCCGCAGCAAAATCTACAGCTGAATCACTATTAGAACTTGAAATTGGTGTAGTACGCGCAATAGTAGAACTATCACCAGCAAGAGTACCTAAACCTACCTCCCACTCAGCTGCTGTACGATGTACAATAGCGTAGTAAGTAGTATTAGAATTACCTACCCCAGCAGAAAAAGTTTCAAATCCTGAAACTGCTCCACCGAAAGTAATTGCTCCTGTTCCAGTAGTAGTTGTCGTCTCCTTGACACGATCATTTAAGACTAAAGCCATAGTACTCCTACGCTAATCTTAATATAGCATCAGTAGCATCAAACGCTGGGAACTGAATAGTAAATGTTCCTGCACTAGCTGTTTTATCTCCGCCAAAGTTTAATACACATACAGCTTTATCACCCTGATCATCATTATAAATTAATGCGCCTCGAGCGGTAAAAGATGCAGTAGTCCACGATACATCTGAAAAATCACAACATGCTGTAGATGTTGATTTTAAAGCTGGGGTAACACTTGTAAGTGATGCTCCTCCTGCTGTGTATGCGGTTCCTGCTGTATTAGTAGTTTCACCTGTTGCGGTAGAATCATAAGCTGTCGTAGCAGCACTGATTGTTGCAGAATTGGTATAAAGAGCAATTTTAAATCCATCGCCAGTCGTAGCTGTAAAGTTATGCGTACCGACGAGAACTTCTTGCTTAAAGCTATAACAAACTGCAGATGTTCCAACTGCCATTTTATTGTCCTCCTTGAATTGGTGTTTTAATTGAACCTAACGTAGGTTCAAATGATGGACGAGGTACGCGAATAACACCTGACATGTACTCATCACGTCTTCCTCTTCCTTGTTGTTGCGCAGCAACCTCCTGTAAGGCGGTTTCATACGATTGTTGATAAAGTTGCAGCATTTCTACTGATCCTTTCAAAAACTTGAAAGCTTCAACAAGGCATCCATACAATAATAATGCTGGTGCGTTGTTACTTACCCAAGTGCTAGTATTACTTGAACTAAGACGAGTTGGTAATTTATTAAGTCCTAATTCACAATAATACGCCGCATCCGGTGTTGGGACTACGTATATCGTATTTTCATCCCATTGTGAATAATATTTTGGAGTACTTGTAGTAGCCCTATTTGGCCAATATTCATTCATAAATGTTACATCTCTTTGCTCCAAATATGTTCTAGCTCCACTACCTGCAGCAGGATAAATCATAACACTTCGTATAATTGAAAATTCTACTGGTGTAATACTTGTCCCTCCAGGTAATGTTAAAAATCCATTACTAGCTGTAAATGTTGCGTATTGATAAGATCTAAAAACGGGAAGGTCTAGATCTCTTAAAATCTTATTTTCAGTATGCTCTATAAAATCATTAATAATAGTATCTGATAGAACATCACTACTTGTTTCTGTATAATCTCTTATTTGTGTTACTAATTCACTATATGTTGTCATTATGCCCTACTATTTACTGGTCCTGCAGAAGCCATAGAGCCTCCACCTACTTGTGTAGAAGTTGCTGCACTATTTACCACAAAAGTGTAGCTATCACTAATAGTACTACCTTGTGGAGATGTAGTATTAACAACAGTGATAGAATATGATCCATAAACTTTAGACCCATCATCATGAGCTCTCGCTGTTGTATTTCCTGGAGTAGCTCCATAAGAAGGAGCTGCACTTCCACGGGTTAACCCTGAAAGAGTATTGCTTGAAGTATCATTAGATGTATATTTAATTGTCTCACTTAATGATTCTCTAGGTACAGCTGAATTTGTTTTATCTTCACTAATAACAATATACCCACTTGAAGGAAAAGCAGATGAATCAGTTAAAACTATACTACTACTAGAAGATGTAAGAGCTCCATTTAAAGTTGTATTTAAATTAAAAACTGAAGGCGCTATACCACCTGTACTCCCTGAAATATCTCTTAACCGAACTGCATCGCCAGTTGATCTTTTATGAGAAATTTCCGTTACGGTTACAGTAGTTGTTCCTGCTGTAGATATAGGATTAATTCCTAATAAATTAGGAACTGAAAATTCTATTCTAGCTGGACGTGGATGTTGTAACGCTTGAGGATCAGGAGAATGCTCATGTGGCATTAATTGAGGAGCCTTTGGCTCATACTCACTTGTATGCACCCACATGCCATTCCATTCTTTAACCATTTCATTGTAGGGAAATTGTAATCCACTACGATCCGAAATAGCTAAAGCGTATTTTCCTTTAGCGTACGCCATCTATTAAATCCAAGTATATTTTTGTTTTCTAGCAGCTCCCACACCTTGCGTAGTTCCACTAACTTTACCTTTTGAAATTTTAAAAGGTGTTCCACCAGATTCTTTTCCTTCACTAGTTGGAGCGTTTCCTTTTGTAGTAACAGCTCCAGCTTTAACGGGATTAGGGATTGAAATTGATCCGCGATCACTCCAATTACCTTTTACTCCACCTTTACCATCTCTACTATTAGCAGTTTGGGAATTATAGTTTCTATTACTCATTGTTCCTCCTTTTTACATTGACAATCTGAACATTCACATTGTCCTCCGCAGCATGAACCGCCATTACTACAATGACATCCATGACCACATTTTTCACATTCGCCCATATTACCTCCTATGGGATATAGGCTTGCGCCGGTTTAACTCTAAAAGAGACTCTTTCTCTATTAGCATCAGCGGTTCTCTCAAATTCTTCATCATACACCGCTTTTAGCCCCGCAGTTAATTGTGGAGCCCTTTTTAAACTTATATAATAAGCTAATCCTGATATTAGACAAGGAAGAAAATAAAACGGAACATCCGCATTATTTGTATAATCTCCTGCATCTTGAATTCTATTTATATAAAAATATTTCATAATGTATGCTTTATCCGGACTTGGGTAAACAAACATTGTCATATCATTCTCAGGTCTTCCTGTTGAAGTAGATCCTCCAACAGTGACTTGTCCATTAATTAAACAATACTGTGTTGGTCTAGCATCCCCGGAAGAAGATTGCTCTTTCCTACTTAAATTCATATATTCAGTTCTTGAAATTTTGGTAATTGTAACATCAGTGGTATTACTATCACCTTCTAAATTAGTTGTAGCACCAGTTGTAGTTGTAATTACAGCATCTACAATATCAACAACCTTTTGATCAACTGCATAGTAATTTGTACCAGCAGTCATTGTTTGAGTAGCATAATCTATGGTCCATAAATTTAAACCACGATTAGCCCATTCTGAAAACATTAAGTTTAAAGAACGTCTAGCCGTTTTTAAATCATAACCCATTCGAACTTGTAGTCCACAGCGCTCGAATGCTTCTTCAATTATTTCCTCTATTGTAAGATTAAAGGTTCTACTGCCTGAATAAGCCATTTAACCTCCTAATCGTAACGTTTCAAAAGCTCTAGCATTACTGAACAAGTATCACCATTAGTGGTTGAATTAAATAAAATTTTAATTCCACCATCCCAATTTGTAGGTTTTGCATTAATCAAACCTCCAACACTACTAAAGTCATAATCCCCTGCATAAATTGCAGTAAGAGCCAGTTCATTAGTTGATGAAGTATTCCATTCTATTGTCACAGCTTTAGCTGGAGCAGTAGCTGAAACATTAAACCAAACACGGTTAATATCTAACCTTGTGACTGCTTTCCCATTAGTAGTACTATTGGAAAAAGCTGTTTTTGCAAATGTATAATCTTCAGCAGTTGTTGATGCTATTGTTGCAGTATAAGTAACGATGGCTTTTCTTTCACCATCAAATTGTATTGTTGCGTTTTCACTCATTTTTATTCCCCTTGTAAAAGAGTGGGGTCATTACACCCCACTCACGGTTTATTTTATCTTTTAATTACGACCATACGTAGTTAGTCATTCCGTCTGTTACTCTTTGGCCAGCAATAGCGATATAATCACACCAAGCTGCATCCGCAGTAGTAGTTCCAGACATAGCACAAAACCACGGTGTTAAAGCTGAAGTTGGAATAGAAGTACTTGATGTAGTAGTTGTTACTTTAACTCTATCTACATAAAATTCAACTTCTCCAGTCCCTTTAACAATAAAGCCTAATCTTCGGCTATTTGTTATATTAGAACTTGATTCAGCTCCGTCAGCGAAATCAATACCAGTATCTGTTTTAGTTTCAGTGCCACCACTATCAGTGACAGCGTAAATATCAGCTGCACCTTCTACTAAAAGAAAACCAATTTGATTGTTTGCTGTAAATGGAACACCAGTTGCAAATGTGCCGTTTTCCGCTAAGCCAACGAACATATCCATATCATCAGCGTCAGCAACAGCAACTCTTGCTTCAAAGAAAATATTTTTACTAGCTTCCGCCATAAAAATTTCATTTCCTTGAATAGAACCACCTGAGTTATCAGTTGATCCATCACCAGTTGATTTTGCCCAACCACCTACGTGGTCAGCTAGTTGTGTTAAAGTTCCACTATTTAGAACTTGTTTTGTCCAATCATCAGTGTCATCAATATCAACACCTACGAAGTCGTCACTTTTAAATATATAATCAGGATTTACTTGAATTGGTAAATTTTTAAACCAACTCCCAAATCCCTTAGAGTCTGAGCCGCCCCCACTATATAAAATAGGGCCGGTAAATCTTGTTGAAGCCATTGTAAGTCTCCTTGGTCGTATAGACCTTTTGCTGCACCGTCTCTATACCGTCTGCCTAGCCAGTCTGTACAGCTTGTTATACTAGGAAGTGGGCGAACTAATTTCGCCCACTTTTAATTAATATTATGCTCCTGGTGAGCCAAATATTCCACGCCAGTCAGACCAGCCGTAGCTGTATCTTTCTCTTGCTTTATATCTAACATTACCAGTATCGAAGTCACCTTCCATCGCAGTTCTAATAGGAGCTCTAACGAAATGTTTTAATCCGTTAGGAGCATCTGTTTTCAAGAACCAAGCATCAGTATCAGTTAAGAAATTGTTAACCACATAACCTTGTGGAACCATTCCCATTGATTTGATTGCATTG